TTATATCTCCGGAGGAGGAATTGTTCTTAAACCGGGACAAAGAGTATTTCTTGAGAGATACCTTGACGACGCTCGTAAATTTAAGTTTGAAACTTATGAGGTTGACGGAACATCAAATGAGGTGTTGGATGCCATCGCCGGAAATGGTGATGTTGTTATTGACTTCTTTGATGAGTATAAACAACCGGTGTGGAATAACCCAATAACTTATATCGGTGGAACTTATAGTCCACCTACATATGTTGATAATCCTTACACAGTAAATGGGGGTGTATCAACATTCACAACAACAAATGTAAATTATTCATCAACAAATACTGCGGGTGTCAATTTTAATACGACATCAAGTAATACTTTTGCGGGACCAAACATCAGAAGTAAAAGAGGTATATTAAAATCAAAACCTAATTCTCGTAGTGAGGTTACTATGGATATGTTATCTATGGACTCAATCGAAACGGGTAGAGTTGAAAAAGGAGGTTCATCTGACCAATCATTCAAAACCGTAGATAAAACTTTCAATCATCACACTTGTGCAACATCTATATGGAAAATTCTTCCTATGTCACAAAAAGTGTATGATAAACAAGAATTAAAAGTGTATTGTACTAACTGCGGAAAAAAAAGAAAAAAAGATTCCGATAAATTTTGTTCTTCTTGTGGGAACAAATTCTAAAAATTAAACAAATAACAAGGTTTCAAATCAAATCCATCATTTTTTTCGTGATGGATTTTTTTATTTTAAAAAATTGATTATCTTTGTAACAAAATTAGAAATTATGTATAGAATTTATTTAGATGACGTAAGAACTCCAACCGGAGATAATTGGATTGTTGTAAGAAATTACGATGAATTCGTTGATAAAGTTAATGAAATTGGATTGGGTAATATTGATATTATTTCATTAGACCACGATTTGGGTGATACTGCAATGGACGAGTATTTCAACAATGTTTCTCCAAACTATGAATTGAATTATGATAACATTAAGGAGAAAACCGGATATGATGCGGCCAAATTCTTGGTTGCGTTATTTCACAACACGAATGAAGCTCGTTTCAATATGAGTAGACGTGAGAAAAAGGCGGATAAATTTGTATTTCCAATTGTATATGTTCATTCAGCAAATCCAATTGGTAGTGCAAACATAATGGGATATTTGAACAATTTTTATATGAACGAGGGTCAAGCACAAACTTGTGTGAGAGTCCAAATACCACACGTATAATGAATATATTTTTCTTGGATGAGAATCCAACCTTATCGGCACAATATCACGTGGATAAACACGTGGTTAAAATGATTTTGGAAACGGCTCAGTTATTATGTGGTGTTCATCATATGACCCCCCAAGTTACCCCCCAAGTACCCTACAAGTTGTCACACAAGAATCACCCTTGTGCAATATGGGCACGTGAGAGTTTATCGAATTATTTGTATTTGTGTGAAATGGGGTTGGAACTCGGAAAAGAATATACCTACAGGTATGGTAAGAAACATAAATCGATTGAGGTAATTGAATGGTGTATTGTTAATAAACCGAACATTCCGGATATTGGTTTTACTACTCCGGCGATGGCGATGCCGGATGAGTTTAAGGTGGATTCTGTTGTGGAATCTTATAGAAATTATTATATGGGTGCTAAAATTAGTTTAGCGTCTTGGAAAAATAGAGAAAAACCTTTTTGGTTTGGAAAAAAAGAATTAGATTTACATTATGATTAAAATAGAAAAAGATAAAAAAGTTTTTGTTACGTCCGATACACACTACGGACACAAAAACATATGTAGAGGAGTGACTGCTTGGAGATTACCGGATGGTAGTATTCCAATAGACCAAACAAGAGATTTTGAAACCATAGAACAAATGAATGAGGTAATCATAAGTGGAATCAATAGTGTGGTTGGAGAAGATGATGTATTAATTCACTTGGGAGACTGGTCTTTTGGAGGGTTTGAAAACATCCAAAAGTTCAGAGATAGAATTGTGTGTAAAGAGATTCACCTTATATTGGGGAACCACGATACACATATTGAGAATAACCGAGATAATGCTCAAGAGTTATTTACTAGCGTAAATCACTACTCAAAATTATTATATAAATTCAAAACATTTGTACTATGTCATTATCCTATACAGAGCTGGGACGGATTAAATAAAGGTCATATCCAACTTCACGGGCACTGTCATTTACCGACAAATTTAAGATTTGGTAAAGGTAAGAAAATGGATGTTGGGATTGATGGTCACCCAATGTTTGGGTTATATAATATAGATGAAATCATTAGAATAATGGATAAACGTGAGATTATGTCAGATATGTTATTTGACCACCATACGGACGAATTAAAGGGGATTGTCGGATAGTTTAATTACTTTTCGTCTGTGTAAATTTAACGATTTACAAGCTTGTTGAATTGAACCATATTTAACACCATTTATGGTTATTTGGATAGAATTTGGGTGTTCTTCACCTTCTTTAAATTGAGAACCAAATTTACGTCCGTACCATAAATGGTCTTCTCCTTTTTTATATTCTCTTTGAGATATTTTTAATTTTGTTTCGGGAGTATGTTTTTTCCCATAAAAAGGGTTCTTATCACCGGAAACATCTGCGTGTTTACCGGTTATAACCCCGATTTCTCCACCTAACGTAGAGTTATACCCATCAGTATATGAGTTATATTTTTTAATAAAAAAAATTTCTTTATCTAACGCCTCTTTTTCATTATCACATTCAAATAGTAATTCAATAATAAAATTATCTCTACCATATTTTAATATAGCGTTAGCAAATTTATTATTAACCATTGAGTTTTTCTTTGAATTTCTAAAATGAGTTGATAATCTATGTTTTAACGTATGTTTAGTAAAACCAATATAAACTTTTTCATTTATTAATGATTTTATCATATAAACTTTGTAATTATTACATTCCATAATATTTTCTTAATAATTTTTCAATTAATTTTGATTTATTGGTTAAATCATCTTCCATTTTTTTGTTAATTTCCGGAGTTAAAGTTATGGATACTTTAACACGCTTGTCTTCTTCTTTTAATGTTGGTCTCATATATATAAATATACGGAAAAAATGTAAAATACTATTTTTATTAAAAAAAAATGTTTATCTTTGTAAAAAAATAATATGTTAAACACAAGAGTTGAGGATAATCATTTTAATGAAGATGATTCATTTATATCGTCACGAATAATAATTGAGGTCCCGTTATCTCACGAAATGATACAAGATTGTTATTCATATGCACCAATGGATGCACCGGCAGAAATAAAAAGAATGTTGATGGAATGTCTTGGGGATACGATTGATGAAATTATTTTAAGTAAAAGACCTGATAATGTTGATGAACAGTGGTTAAGAAGAAAATTAATAGAAGTGAAAGTGATATGAGAGTTAAACAAACAAAAAAAGATTTATTCGTGTGTTCGTGTCATAGTACAGAACATCAAATGGTTGTATTATATAGTGAAGACGAAATTGATGGTATAACATATCCAACGGTCTATATTCACACACATCTTAATAAGAGACCATTTTGGCAAAGAGTTGGTTATGGTTTGAAATATATTTTTGGACATCAATCAAGATACGGTGCTTTTGATGAGTTTATTGTCAATGCGGATGACGTTGAGGGTGTTGAAAAAATTGTTAAATATTTAAAAGAGTGTGAAGTATAATGAAAAATTTAATTTTATTATTTTTATTTTTTACTTTGGTGTCTTGTGATGTAGAAAAAAGAATCTATGAGCATTCATATACCAATGAATGGTATTACATTGACACAATGAGATTTCAGGTTTATAAAACCAAATTTGGTAAAAGGTATATAATCGTATTAAACGAAAAACAAACAAAATTTAAACGACAATACATAAAGTGATGAAAGAATTATTTTTATTAAGAGGATTACCGGGAAGTGGTAAATCAACATTGGCAAAATCTTTAATTGGTGATAAAACTTATTGTCACAGAGAGGCCGATATGTATTTTGTAAATTCAGATGGCAGTTATAAATTCAACCCATCACAAATTAAAGATGCTCATAAATGGTGTCAGGATGAAATAGATTTTGTTATGAAATATGAGCATCCACGAGTTGTAGTATCAAATACATTTACTCAAGAGTGGGAAATGCAACCATATTATGACTTAGCCGAAAAACACAGATATACGGTTTATTCTTTAGTTGTTGAAAACAGACACGGAGGAGTTAATGAACACGGGGTTCCGGAAGATAAGTTGGAAATAATGAAAAATCGTTTTGAGGTAAAACTTTAATTTCATATCTTTGTCCCCTAAAATTATTTAACTATGGAAAATATCTTTAAAGTTGCTAAGTACGAAAAAACGGAGACCGGATTCAATCATAACGGATATGATGAGTATGTTATTACTTATGGTAAGGCAAGAAAGGTTCATTTACTTAGATTGATTATCAACGGACAATACACTGACCATACAATAAATCTAATTGATGGGAATAGTGGTTATAAAAAAACTATTCTCACAGCTATTAGTGATTACAAAAATGGTAGATTAAAAGGTGACCCAACTCAGGTTGTAAAGAAAACAATTACTTTTAGTGAGATAGTTCAAATTTACAGTAAACCAATTGTTAGTAATGTTAAGAATTATTTATTGGGGATTAACAAAGAAGAAAGAAGAGACACATTAACAAAATTTGAATTGATATGAGCGGAGGAGCATTTGATTACAACCAATATAAGATTGGTTACATCGCAGACCAAATAGATGAGGTTATTGTGAAAAATGGTATTGAAAAAACACCTCAAGAACTTAAAGACGAAAGTTGGAGAGACCCTGAGTGGTATACAAAATACCCTGAAGATAAATTCTATTACAAATATCCGGATGAAGTTATTGAGAAGATGATAGAGGCTGTTAAAGCACTTAAAATTGCTCAAGAATACGCCCAACGAGTGGATTGGTTATTATCAGGTGATGATAGTGAGGAATCATTCTTAAGTAGATTAGAAGAGAATTTAAAACAAATAGGATAAGATGTTAGAAAAACTAAACAAATATTACGAAGACGGATTACTTTACAAACAAGTACATCCATCACTTCCATTAACCATATGGAATTATACTGAAAAAGTTCAGTACGAGAACCTATGGGATGAGGTGACCCTAATGTGTAGAGGTTTAGTTACCGACGACACCGGAGATATAGTTGCAACACCATTCCAAAAGTTCTTCAACATAGAAGAAGGAAAATTTGAACCAACTGAAAAGTTTGAGGTATATGAAAAAATGGATGGTTCATTGGGTATTGTATTTTGGTATCGGGGTCAATGGGTGGTTGCCACTCGTGGTTCATTCACCTCTGACCAAGCTATCAAAGCAAGAGAACTATTAAAGAAATACAACACCGATATAATGTTTAGAAATCTGACTTTCTGCTTTGAAATAATTTATAAAAATAATCGTATTGTGTGTGATTACAAAGATTACGAAGGGTTAGTCCTATTAGGAACCTTTGATAAGAATGGTAAAGAATATGATGTGGAAATGTGGAGAGAATACGGGTTTGACGTGGTTAAAAAATACGATGGTATAAAGGACTTCAAAGAACTTAAACAAATGGTTAAAAACGACCAAGAAGGGTTCGTGGTTAAATTCTCCAACGGAGATAGAATCAAAGTTAAAGGAGTAGAATATCTACGTCTTCACAAAATAATGACCAATGTTACCACAACCGGTGTTTGGGAGTATTTGAAAAACGATGAAGATGTTATGGAACTATTAAAAGATGTTCCGGACGAATTTTATAAAAAAATTCAAAACTACACCAAAGTTTTGAGATACTCTTATTTCCAAATATCCGAAGATGCTGGTAAAAAATTTGACGGTATGATGTATGGTAAATATAACGATAAAGAACCCATAGAAGATAGAAAAGAATTTGCGGAATGGGTCTTCACCCAACCTAAACATTTGTCAGGGATTCTATTTAGAATGTATGATAAAAAAGATTACTCAGAAATAATATGGAATCTAATCAGACCGGAATTTAAAAAATTGTAATAAAGTGGGACATTAGTTCCACTTTTTTTATTTAAAAACTTATTATAATTACTAGTCCGTCTCCTCCTTTACCACCTGTTCCACCAACAGTAGTACCATTACCTCCACCACCACCACCAGAACCAATACCTCCATCACCTCCATTACCACCTGGCCCTGATAATGAAGAACCACCTCCTGCACCTCCTAAAGAATAAAAAGGTTTAAATGATGTTATACCGTTTGCACCTCTATCTCCTGAACCTGATGCAACTGATTGACCTCCTAATATAGTTGGGCTAATTGAACTACTTATAATTGAAGCTCCGCTAAAAGCTGTAGAACCTGCCGAACCTCCTCCGCCTGCACCACAAGTAACTAAATTTGAAGTTAAAGGTGTAATATTAGGTGGTGTAAAGTCTGCGGCTCCAACAGCTGTAACCCCCGCTGTTCCAATAAAATTTGATAAAGTTAAAAAGTTTGCAGTCGTTTGTAATATTGCTGTTTCTCCTGCAGCGTTAGTTCCTAAATTTGTCCTACCTCCTGCAGCAACTGCGGCTCCTGAACCTTGTACTAAATTTTGTGCAACTATTGTAGGTTGTAATGCTACCCAGCTTCTTGTTCCTGCAAAACCATTTGAACCTGAAGTTCCTCCTATTCCTCCTAATCCAACTTGTACATACAATGTATCAGAAAGTTGTTGTGCATTGTATAAAGCTCTTGAAATTCCACCTGAACCTCCTCCTGTGGAATACACAGTATTATTACTTGGAAAACCTGCACCTCCTCCACCTGCACCACCAATACACATTATATAAACATAATTACATTTTCTTGGTTTTTGCCAAGTTTGCCAAGCACTACCATTAGCGTTGAATATCTGTATGTCTTGTTGACTATTTGGTATATTAAATAAATCTATCATAAATTATAAACTTGTTGTTATTATTATAAAACCATCACCACCTCTACCACCATTTCCGGCATTTACTCCTGTGTTAGTAGAAGCTCCACCACCACCACCACCTGCTCCTGGTGCTCCATTTCCTCCATTTCCTCCATTACCTGAAGTAGAGCCACCTCCGCCTCTACCTCCATATAACATTAATATTGGTTTATAGTAAATTGGTCCATTTTGTCCATCTGTATTTACAGCGGCTGCTGATATTGCTGGAAATACTCCTGTTGCTGTTACTGCTCCTCCTGTTCCTGTTCCTCCTCCTCCTCCAGAGTTTGTTACGAAATTTGAAGGTGCGGTCCCACTAGCATTAGCAGTACCTGCAGCACTTGAAGAGACACCTGCTTGAAAATTAAAAAACCCTAAATTAGCAAATATATTATTTGTAATTACAGATATAGTTTCTGCGACTCCACCTGTTCCTGCCGCTGTTGTACCTGCTCCACCACCTGTTGCTGGTGTTGTTCCTGAGCGTAAAACAACATTAGATACTGATGTTGTATTAGGAATTAAAGTTACAAAACTATTCTGACCTGAAGAACCTGTTGTTCCACCTAACCCACCATCACCCCCTATTCCGGGTAATATGTAAAGAATGTCAGGTAATAAATTTGCACTTATAGTTAATCTTGCGGTTGCTCCTGAACCTCCACCTCCACCTCCTGCTCTCGGTGTGGATGCAGATTGAAATCCTCCACCACCTCCTGCACCCGAACCTTGACAAATAATATTGACAAGTTTAGCACCTCTTGGTTTTATCCAAGTCTGCCAAGTTCCTCCATTGAAGAAACCTTGTACGTTTGAGTTTTGATTTTGAAAATATGATAAATCTAACATATTATGATATTACTGTTATTATGACTAATCCGTCACCACCATCTCCACCACCACCGTGTGTTGTATCAGCCCCACCAGAACCTCCACCACCACATCCAAAATATCCATTTCCTCCTTTTCCACTTGTTGTTCCATCACCTCCTCCAGCACCACCAGTTCCACAAAATGGGGATAAAGTACCATAACCATTACCACCATTTGCACCTGGCGTAATTGTACCACTTCCAAAACCACCGGAAACTGTTGTTGTTAATATTGCAGTGGCGGCAGTTATACTCCCACCGAAGAATGGACCACCTGTAGAATTAAAAGCACCCCCACCCCCTCCTGTAACTAATGAAGAAACTAAAGCACCTTGAGAACCACCATTTGCACTTCCACCTGTACCACCTACTGACCCTGCAACACCAGCAATTACACTAAATAAACCTAAATTACCAAATGATGATAATGACAATACGGAAATTGTTGGTGCTGTCCCTGCTTGACCCGTAGTACCACCACCACCTGCTGTGGTTGTGGATGATTTACATATTAATGTTTGTTCCGAAGTTGAAGGTTGTGTTGATATGTAACTAATACCTCCTACACCTCCGGCTGTCAAGCTTGTTTTCGCCCCTGCACCACCTTTACCCACTAAAATATAAATGGTGTCTGAAAGTAGAAATGCCGGAATAATTCCTCTTACAATACCTCCACTTGCACCTCCTCCTCCACCATTAACACTACCTATTCCAGTTGCAGTTGTACTTCCTCCACCACCACCACCTAAACAGAATATTTCTATCATTTTAGCATTACGTGGTTTATTCCACGTTTGCCAATTTCCTGTCGAGTAGAATGTAAAGGTTTGTTGTTGTTGGGACGGTATGTTAAAAACGTCAATCATTATTCAGACCAACTTGGTTTAGGTGGATTTGCGTCCACAACATAACTTTCAACAGGAAAGTCAGGGTATGTTAAAGTATTACCATCTAAATCAGTTATTCTAACTAAATTTCCATTACTAATTTCTTGATACGCTTGAAAATCCCATCCAAGAGTAAATTGTATTAAGATATATTCCATTAGTATCTTCCTCCTATAACTGATACATAATAACCCGCGGCAACTGTTGTTCCAAGTGTTACATTTAATTTATAACCGGGTGGTAATGCGAAGTTTAGTGGTAATTCATATGTTGCTAACGCTGACACCTCTGATAGTGTGGTTGCGGCTAATGTAATCTCATCATATAAGATATTATTTGCCGGTGTTGAGTTTACGGAACCGTTGTTAATAAAAACTCTTGCTACTGTGGCGATGTTTGTACCGGCAGCTCTAAATCTTATTCTTTGAACAAAACCCCCATTTGTTGCGTCTGCGGTAAAACAAGTTAAAACTGTTCCTGTTCCATCTTTGGCGGTGTTTTGAGTGGTAAGAACTGTTGTTCCCCATTCTATATCACCTGCTACTGAAAAAATTGGTGCTGTATTTGCTGCCATAATTTATTAATTTTAAAATATATTTTGATATCCTAAGGATGTTGCCACAATTAAACCATAAGGTGAAATTGATGGACTTGTTATTGTTGTTGCTGAAATTGTATTTGCCGTTAAACCTCCTGTAAATATTGTTGCCCCTGATACGGTTCCACCGGTAAAACTTCCACCACCACTTGACGTTATCCCTGTAACACTAAATGTTCCTCCTGAATTATTTGTGAAAGTGATTGAACTTGACCCTGTATCATAAGTACCACCGGTAACAAAC